CCTTTCACTAACCAGGTTAAGAGGAGGGACAAAGTTCCCGTGCGTCCTCTCAACACCGTGACAGGCGGTTCAGGAAAATCCCAAACCGGGTCGGTCACAACGACCACCCGCCCATACCTTCTTAACCCTCCGGCCTTCATCGTACTGCCAAAGCAGGTGCAACCGACAACGGAATCGTTTTGCGGCGAGTCGAAACTCACCGCGCAACTTCTCCCACCGCCGAGACCTGGTTCTCCACCACCGCCACGATGAAAGCAAAGATCCCATCGTGGTTTCCCGCCATGTCCCTCGCTGCAATGAGCGAGAAGACACGGGTGGTAAGTTCCAGGCTTGGTCACTCAAGAGCCCAAAAAAGGACTCCTGAGCACACCGTTGCCTCCTCCTCTGGCCTCGATGATTCGAGACCGGTACCCTCGACCACCCCTCCGGTAGGGATGGTCTCCCAAGTCGTAACTGATCGAGCGGAAGAGGGCAAGGGGGACAATCCAAATAGAAAGCCTCCCTCCTCCCCCAACCGACACGAACCAACGACTCGGGATCCACCGGAGCGTGCAGGTCACGCAACACACTCCTCCCACAAGCAGCAAACTGCTTGTCTCGCCAGCGGAGATAGATACACTCCGCCCGGACCCTAGCTTCACCCACAAAACCTGCTCTAAACGTCCGAAGACCTGGGCCGAGACCATGGGGTACACCCACATCTCGGCCAAGGACACTCGAACGCAGAACAGGGATGGATGAAACGCCTAACCGCGTGGCGCGAAAGAACGTCGAATTCAAAGAGAATATACTCTTCGAAACCAACGTCTTCCCACGGCAAAGTTTTAGGCCAAGGACGGACACAGTATCCATCCAACCATCGGCAATCTTCCTTTCCGCACGAAAAACTATGTCGTCCCCATTGATGCGAACCGGGATCCTCCGCCAAGAGGAACCAACGCACCAACGGAAGGCGGCATAGTTCTGTAGACATAATAATGGGAAACTCAACAAGTTTCCCATTAACTGTCCACGGACTTGATGTGCAGTGGTACCATCAGGATACTCCACAATAGCCCGAAGGCTAAGGCGAGCGAAATCCCATATCGAGTTTGGGATCTCATCCGATAGTACCCGGAGTTCGTCGAGGATAACCTCGGCGACCTCCAAAGAAAGATTGTCGGTGGCGGACTCGTAGTCCCCGCTGACGAAAACCTCCCCCTCTACAGAACAAAATTCTGTAAATTTGGCTTTCTTGGCTTCACCACGAAGAAGCCAAGGTCGTCTCGACACCGCGTCATAAAGACAACGGTGAAGGGGACCCAGAAGGTGCTGGGTAGCAGATGCTACAGTCACCGATCTAGATTTCCCATCCAATTCGACATTCATAAACCGAGTACGAAACTCGGATGGACATCGAAAAGGACGGAGGCCAAAAGAGGCCTCTAAGAAATCTACTCGGCGACCCACCCACTGGGACCGGGCCCCCCCTGCAGCGCGGGTACGCTGAAGGGAAGACGACAGAGGAGGACAGAAGGAGGAGACGCGACGGTCATATCCCACATCCCACCCTTTCTTTAACTCCATACGGATCAATCTTCGCACAAAACGAAGATAACCCGGAGGAGGAGAAGGGGCAGGACGGGAACAGACCCGCTCTTTATGCGCGTCCGGTGAAGAGGGTAGAACCGGGAGCATCTTTCGAGCGAGAAAGAGACTTCCGGCAATGGTGGTTCGATGCTCGAGCGAAACACGAGCCAGAACCGGCCACCATGCGTGGCATTCAGGGTTGGCAAGGAGACCCACACAAAACTCCTTGAGAAGGTGGACAGGCGGCCGCGCTGCATCAGCCCACACCGGTAAATGGAGGGAACCCTCTGGTAATCCAGAGTGAACCTCCAACACCGGTATGGCCTGACGCAAATAGTCAATTGCGCGGCCGACCGCGGTGAGAAACGCTGGCGTTTCACACTCACCGACCATCTTAACGTAAGGATAAACCTACGTTGGTACCCG